CCATACTTAGCCATATTTCTGACCCATGGCCAGAGATTGAACTCAACGTTCAACACATCATAGAATAAGTTATGGAGAATATCTTGGATTTGTTGATTCTTTGAGCGGATACTAAGTACTTGACCAAATTCGTCTTTTACGGTAGATTCATCGGCGTAGATATCCATTACCGACGAAATAATTGGGTCATTGTCCATCATGTCATAATCACGGAACAATTGTAAACGTGACCCTTGGAATGCTGCTGCGGATTCATAACGACCTCCTGCTGCACCATACCCACCAGTCATCGACGAATAGACACGATGATACCGGTCAATTCCTCTACGATTAACAAAGGATTGAACGTTATCCGTATCTGCGACTTTTAACTTCTTTCCACCTACATTTCGGACAACTGTATTTGTGGAAAACAGTTTCCGTAGGCGACCGTATATACTAGTATCTGCCATAACCCCTCACTTAAATGAGAACAGTGTCGAGCGCCGTTGCCAATGGCCAGCAATCGACATCTTTATTATCTTCTGCAATATCTTCTGCGAGTAACTTGAATTCTGCTACTTTACCCTTTAATACCATTTCTAACAAACCCCATTGGTTTGCATTAAAGATAGTATATGGAGTTTCATTTAGCATTTCTGCTAATTGCTTTAATTCAACATATACTTCTGCAAGTTTCTTTTGGTCAGCTTCTTTGAGCTTTGGTGCCATATTTTCTAATACGGCTTCTACGCGCATCAATTGAACTCTACGCGGAACTTGACTAGTAACTTCGTTTAATAAGTCTTTTAACTGTGCCATTTTATTTCTCCACACACTATTGTAGTAATGTATAATAAATTGTATTAATTGTCAAGGGGGTAATTACCACTTACGGCACGACCAATAGCGTGCCTTTGTCCGTGGGCCTGGGGTATCACAATTATGACGGGCTCTAAATGAACGGCGACGAGCTGGATTAGACTTCTTAATTCTCATTGTCTTGTCACCGAAATTAACTTTCTTGACATTCCCAGTACTTGGGTCTTTAACGAATACCTTGAACTTCTTAACATCCCCACGCATTGGTTTTCCGAGAGGAACCTTGCGACCGTGATATTCAGCTTCTTGAAGTGGTTGACCGTGTGCCCGTACTATTTCGGTTGCTAAACACCGTGGGCAATACTCTTCAATAATATCATCTTCATTGATAGGAACACAGTTGGGAACCATCTTACCACCTTTGTCTTTCATCCCAACCTGCTTATATCCTTCCCAACAGGCTTCATTTAAGTGTTCCATATTATTCTTCCTTTTTCTTAAATGTGGATACCATTGTTGGTTTTCCACCTGGGTTTCCTGCCTTTCTCTTTCTAGTGACAGCCGACCGTTTTTCACCTTTACTCATTGCTGCCGCAGAACGGGCAGGACGGCACTTTGGATATTTCGATGAACCACCCTTTCGTTCTTTGCTACCAGCAGAAGCTCCACATGGTGGGTGCTTGCCGTCTTTATTTTTACGAGAAATATCAACCCACTTTTGACGAAGCCACTTACCAAGACTTCCCTTGGTCTTGTACTTTTCGTCAAGGTCGATTGATACTTCAACTAATATATCAGCGAATTGTGTCATACTGGTTTTGATTTAGTGGTACCACCGCGCTTTCGCTTTCTGCGACCAGCGCAATGGGCTCGTTGACTAAAGCCTTTTGGATTACTACAGTTAATAGATTTCTTATACTGTTTCGTCCATTCTTCTGGTATAAGGTTCATTAACTTAATCATCACTTTCCCTTCTTCCATCCACCACCCATACTCTTGTACTTTTTTGCTGCCCAAAGGTTTGCGTATGCTGATGGGTAGACCTTAAATTTGGAACGAGCTGCTGCTTTTGCCCTTGCCCACTTTTCTGGACTGGTTGGGGTGTTTCGTTCGAGGATATCACTGATACGAGCCGACCGAACTGCCAAATCTTGTGGGTCGGTTTCTGGCATTTCTTCTGGCTTTTCTTGACCAAAATCTGCTTTGGTTTGAGGAAACGATGTACCGTCTGGATATCCTTCTGGAAAAAAGTCTCTGTATTTCATATTATTTTAGGAATTTGAGTTTGTAGTGGGTACTGGAAATAAGACCAACGATTTCATCTACGGTATTATTGAGTTCACCGTCTTGTGGAAGTTCTTTACGAGTATTGTCCACATATGATAATAATCCCGCAAAGTAACGAAGGGTCGAATTATCTTCAAAGATTTGTGTGGTTGGCTTATATCCCTTTAGGATTCCGTAACGACCTTGGTACGATTCTACATAGGTGTCAACCAAGTCTACGATATCTTCATAGTATCCTTGTAATGCCTTATGTTGAGCATATGAAGGAGATTGAAGATGGAAGATATGAGCTTGTTCACGGCTAGCGAGAAGAACTGAAATGAAGTTTGCTACGGTACTCATATTAATTACTAGAATAGGTTATACTTCCATCTGAATTTTTCTTTGCAGTTTTGCCACTATCTGTTCTCCAAGTTTCGCCCGGCTTATGTGCTTGCATTACTTGTGCATGTTGCTTTGAACTATGGGTTGGTGTATTTTTGTATGCAGAGATAGCAGCTGCTAATCCACCTTGGGGTTTTATGGTTACTGCTTCTTCAGTTTCTTCTTTTTTTGGATTATATCCTTTCTTCTTCATCCAATTTGCAAGTGCCCAAGGATTATCAATTTCTTTGTGCTTCTTCATAGCTAATACAGTCTTTTCCCAACCTTCTGGTGCTGCTTCATTAACTGTTTCTTTCATTGCTTCTAAATCCTTGTCTACTGGCATATCAGTCTTTTCTTCATCACCGTATTCGTGATAATTTGTATTTGCCTGGTCAAGGTTGTTTTCAGCAACTGCGATATGGTCTTGAATCCATGCTGGAATGTCCTTTTCTTCCATTCCAATCTTACCCTTTAATTCGGTTGCGTGTCTGATGATAGAGTCAAGGGTCTTGGATGCCATTGATACTTCGTGGTCTTCCCCAACTGCTTCGTCAGCCTTCTTACCAGCACGAAGTTTTGCCAAGTCATCAGCTTCAATCTTACCGTCCTTATCTACATCAAGTTGCTTTTGCTTAGCGGTTAATTCTTCGTATTGAACCAAGAGTTCATCCACCTTCTTTTCTTGGTCCGGGGTCATTTGCATTTCTTTGAGTCTCTTTAATTTCATTTCAACGCGAGACTTTTTATCAACAGCTACAGTTGGAGCTGGTGTTGGTTCTTCGTGTGATTCTTCTTTTAATGCCTTTAGATTCACTAATCCTGACAATCTAATCATATTATTCTCCAAATGTATTATTTTTTCCGTTTATCGTCGCCTTTGTTTCCACCACTTTGTCTAAATGCAGCTGATGAGGCTGCTGCCCAAAGATAATCTTTCCATTCATCTCCATACTTTTTACGGAATTTACTGGCGGTTTTTTCATTAGACATCATATCACGACCAATCTTTCTACGCTTTTCAATTTGACCCTTGGTCATTTTACGAGCGCCTTTACGGTCATATGGTTGTGGGACTGACTTTTCGTCTAAACACCCCTCTCCTTCGCATATACCTTCGTCTTTTGGTGCTCGTGCCATACTGGATGCATACAGTCTTGCAGCTGCTTTGTATCCAGGATGGTCTTTTGGATACTTCAATAAGGATGACACCGTAGCTTCATGTTCCTTCCCTTCGGCATCTTTATATTTGATTTTTGTTGCAACCAACGCTCTGGTAAATACTTGACGAAAACTCTTTGCAGGAGTCTTTGGCTTACCGTATGATTTTGGGGTATATGGACGACCTGTTTGCCCCCAATATGGATGTTGGTCACGCTTTTTATCGTATTCGTCTTCATTTACAGAATCTTCAACTTCTTCGTGAACTTGACTTGGATTCAATTGAGCATCTGGGGTTTCTGATTCTGCTGGCTTTAACCACCATTGATGCGCCTGTTCACTTAAAACAGATTTGAGTTCTTCACGAATCATTTGTCTAAGTTCTTCTTTCTTCATATTCTATCCCAAAAATGGTATATAATGACACTACTATATAAGTATAATGTATTTACAGTAACCACCGTAAATTTTCCTTTTCCTGACCTATTTGCATCTCATATGGATTATGGTTTAGGTTCTTATTTGTGTACACCATACTTCCCATTTGATATTTGGTGTTATCTAATGTCATTTTGGTCAATTCTATGCCTTCTTGACGCAATCTGAGGGCTGTGTCACGCACCCACAGTCCAATACACAAAGCCAGAACTAAGTCATCATTGTATCCACCCAATGCTTCCGGCCGACCATTTTTCCAGATAAAGGTTTCTAGTTCCGCAATCATCCGACTTGACCGAATAGTAAATGAATTATCTAACATATATTCTTTTAATCTGGCGATAATCAATGGTCTGGTTCGTTGTGATATCATAAATCCAGGTACTAATGAAGTCATTTTGTCTTCTTTTAAATACTTTCTATTTAATTGGTGTTCAACATCCACATACTGTAAGTCTCTGGACATATAGAATAAATTACGATACCCGCGGTCAATAATCTGTTGGATTGCATTCCATCCGATACTACTATTATCTGGAATGAGGAGTGCGTCATTATATTGGGTTGATATTGACACCAACATATTTCCAAACTGTTTGGTTTCTACCTTTCCTTTATATTCTGCGACCTGGGTGGATGTTTCTACATCAATTACATGGAAGGTCGAATAGTCCTCACCATCCCCACGGGCGACGTCAGCACAAACAATGTAAGTTTTAGATGGACTAGGATATTCCCATATCCAAAGATTTCCATCAAACCCTTCTTTAGATATTGGTTCTTGAACAAATGACGATTTATAAAACTCTATAATTTCTGCGGGAATAACTGTGTTACCCGAGAAGATAAATGATGCATCATGTTCTTGAATTGCTTGTAGTTCTCCCATCAGTTCTGTTTGACGGTCACGCCATGCTTGGTCCCGTTCTGGGTGAACTCTCCAATCCAATAGAATTGTGTTAAAATTATTTGTTTTTGCTTCTGCTTGTTGCCACATCTTATGGAAGAAGTTACCGACACCATTTGGAGTGGACAATAGAATAGCCTTACCACCCGTTGACAATGTACTGGATGCTGCGGTCCAGATAATGTCTGCGGCATCAATAAACGCCGCTTCGTCGAGGATGAGAAGAGAAAGTGCTTCAGAACGACCTGCATCTGGACTTGATGCCACTGCTTTAATTTGTGACCCGTTACCAAATTGTAATGATAACTTATTATCCGTGATGACATTACCTCGTAACCATACTGGAAGGTTTTGGTGCATAAACTTTACTTTGGTAACCAAGTTCTTTGCGGTTTCTTGCTTAGTTGCGATAACCAATACGTTCTTGTCTTTATGGAACAACATCAACCAAAGAGCATACCCTGCAACTAATGTGGAAATACCAATCTGACGAGCTTTGAGAACAATATTATAATCGTTACTTTCGAAATCTTTTAGAGCATCTTTCTGATAATGATATAAATCAAACAACACCCGGCCACGAATCGGGTGTTGGATATAGGAATATCGTGATAGAAAATATGCGGGGTCTAACGCACATTTCTTAAATTCTTCTTTGATTTTGTCACGTAACTGTTGTGATGTTGCGTTCATAAAACCTCTTATTTGATTACAAGAATTCCTGCTCCAAGTCCCATCGCTAATCCAACTGCGAATGATGCCTTACGACTTGGTAACTTAAATCCAAACATACGGTTAGGATTCTTTGGGGCAGGTGGGATAAGATTAATCACCATTTGAAGACTATCACCACGCATCATTGCCATACGTAATGCATTATCTTTACTTTGTAATGCACTTTCCAGTTCGGTGACTTGGGTGCCTTGTGCGGTGATGGTTTCCTTTTGTTTTGCGATAATGGAATCTTTCAATGGTAGGATTTGACGAGCAAGCTCTACTGTATCTGTCAAGGTTTCTTGCATTACTTGAGCTCGTTCTGCCATACTCATTGTTTCGTTCTTTAATTGACTGACTTGACGACCAAGAATTCGTGCGCGGTCTTGTGATGCACGGGATTCATTATCAGCGATGACAATTTCTTCCTTCAAACTATCAGCAAGTTCAGTGACGGAATCTGCTTTTGCTTGAAACTCTTTATATTCTTCAATATACTTGTCCATTGCGTCATCACTGGTACTGTCCTGCCAGTATAAAATACCCGCAAATGTTAAAAGTAATAC